TGCTTACGAGTTGTGTAGTCACTTCTCGCAGTTACAAGTGCAACAAAGTCTGCTTGGTTAGATGGTATTGCATCTGTGAAGCTATCGTCATTCATTAACTTTGTAGTCCACTCTGTCTGCATACGTTTCCAACAGTTGTTTAACTTGCCATTGATTGCACCATCAATCCAAGCATCTACTCCTGCATTGTCTGATACATCATTGTATAAATCATTAGACAGAATCTTCTGTTGTAAGTCTGTTAATGTTATCTTCTTTTCGTGATTTGCCATTTTATATCTCCTTTATGATTGAGTTGTTTCACTCTTGGCTATTAGCATACTAGATGCCCAAAAAAGTATGTATATGAGCCATCTCCTTGTATGTCTGTTTGTGCAGTACCACCATTTTGATTAATTTGTACTTTTGCTGTATCATTTGCATCCATGTGTGTTAAAGTTGAAAATCTAACACTATGATAAACATTGTCTTGCCCATAATCAGGGTCAAATATAAAGTGTGCAGATAGATTACTAATTACTATAGATATTATATAATAATTTGCTGCTGAATCAATGTGTTGTAATCTTAATGAAACACCTAAATTGTACTTACCAGTGACAGGAGCAGTAAATGTGTTTGATGCAAAATCTCCATTATTGTCAAATAATTCAGTTGAAAATGGTACATCTCGTGCAGCATTAATTGCAATATTTGTAATATTGTCAGTTCCATTATTATGTGCATAAAAAGCAGGTTGCTTTGGCATGGTTACAATACCATTGGCATCTGCATTAATAGCTGAAACACCAGCACCTGATTGTAAATCTAATATACCTCCAGCAACAGAAGTTCCAACATTCATTTTATTAATGTTTTGACGATAGAAAATAGAAGCACCACCAACTTGTGTATTTGTTGATGGACTAGTAAATCTAATACGAGCAGAAGCATCATCTGGACTTATAATTGTAATTCCACATTGGTCACTATTTTCAACAACCAAATCATCAGAAGTAGAATCGGCAGATACTGTTCCAGCAGAACCACTATGAACATGGAGAGTTCCATCTGTTCTTGCATTTCCTATACCTACATTTGTACTAAACGTACCACTTGTTGCACTCAAAGCACTTGTTGCAGGATGTGTAACTGTACCTATTGTTCTAAACAAGTAATAAACAAATATATTATTACCAGAGTTACTTGATGGTGCAGCCGTAAATCTTAATGTAGTTCCACTAACTATTCCATAAGCAACAGTTGGCTCTTGTATAACACCATCTACTGATACAAGTATATCTTCAGGAGAACCCACTGAATGATCTAGTGTAAAATCAACAGCAGAACCGTTACCAGAAAACTGTGTTGCAGTTTTACTAGCTACAAATCTATTTCCTGCTGTATTACCTATATATGGCATCTAATTTCCTACTCACTAATCGTATCAACAACTGATACCCAAACATCTGCACTGCTTGCAGTATTACTTTTGACATTAAGTATATCGCCAGATACCATTGCAATCTTTGCACCACCATCTAATACCTGTAGGGCTGAACCTACTGGGATGGGAGCAGCTTTAACAATATAATAATCATCAGTAGCACCTGTTCCAGTTATATACACATCTATTAAAATTTGTGAAGTTGCGACATTAGCAATATTGATACCAATTAAGGCATCATCAGAATTTGCAGTTCGTAAAACTACTTCACTCGTTCCTACGTTCCTTGCAATGCTTCTTTCAAAATCTTGTGCCATGTTTTACTCCTATAAAGCTATAGCCATTGCTACAGCAAAACCTTTTCCTGCTCTTGCGTTTATTTGTGTTTGCACAGCAGACGTTACTCCATCTAAATATCCAATCTCTGTAGAAGTAACTGCACTTACGGATACATCTCCACTGCCATCAGATACTAATGCTCTATTGGTAGTTAAGTCTGCCATCTTACTAAATGCTATTGCAGCACCAGACGCAACACTTGCATTAACTACGGCATTTGCAGCTAGTTCATCTGCTCCTACTGCATCGTCTGCTAACATTGCATTTTCTACTGCACCATTAGCTATCGTAACTGCTCCAGCATTTGTCATTGTTACATCGCCAGACAATGCTGCTGCCGTAAACCCAGTTCCGTCACCTATTAGTATTTGTGTATCTGTAACTGCTTTCGCAGAAACAACACCAGAACTATTAGCATCTCTTACTAATACAGTATTTGCAGCTTGGTTTGCTATCTTTGCTAAAGTAACATTAGCATTTACAATAGAATCTGTAACAACTGCACTTGATGCTAATTGATCTGCTCCAACGGCATCATCAGCTATTTGTGTAGCTGTTATTGCATCATTTGCAATCATACCTGTTTCTACGGCAGTGTTTGCTATTGTCAACGCACCAGCATCACTTGCAGTTGCGTCACCTGACATAGCAGAGTAAATATACTTTTTTACTCTTGTTAAAGTAGATTTAACTTCTGTTCCACCTGCACCATCATCAACGATAATTAAATCTGCGTCTACTAAATCTGCTCCAATATCACTTGCACCATCTATTTCTAAAGCACCAAGAGCAACTTTCCCTGCCGTAGTTATCTGATTTAGCTTACTGTCTGTGATAGATCCAGCTAACATAGTATTAGTTACTGAACCTGTATCACCTGTTCCTACAAGAGTTCCAGTTGCAGTTGGGAAACTAGCTAACGCTGTATTATGGTTTATAACATTAGAGCCAGTGACAATAGCATAATTACCCATATATCCATGAGAAGAACATTGATAATACAATATGCTTGGAGTATCTTCATCTACGGCTATTTGTAGATATGTACTAGTTACTGTAACTCCTGTTGTAAAAGCCGTAGTCTTAGCAGCATCTAAATATAGTCTAAATGGATGACTAGACATATCACTTGAACTAAGAGTAAATCTATAATGATATTCTGAGTCAGCTGTCACACCATCAGTACCATGTAATGTTAGAGCAGGCGATTCAATTCCATTTAAATAATATGCCTGACTACTTCCATCACCTTGATATGGATGTGCTGATTTAGATGCAACTGTTACACTTATATTTATAGGTGAAGAAGAACTACCATAACGACCTGCATGTATATTAGCAGAACTTAAATTTAAAGTAGAAGCTCCAACGTCACTTAAAAGAACTGATTTAGATGCTGGTATTGTACAAAAAATATTTTTTGTACCAGCACTAAAGTTAACTGCACTATCTGAGTTAGAAGAAGATAATATAGTGTCTCTAGATAATGTGTCTGTACTTGCGTCTGTTACAGTACCTATACCAACTTCAAACTCTGCTACTCCAGGAAGGGTAATAGCATAATAAGTTGTATTAGAATTACCTATTCCTGCAACAAATGTTTCAAAACCTGTAACTGCACCAGCTAAATTAAATGTACCAGTGCCAGTAGATATAGAAGTTTCTTTTACTCTGTCATTTATTACAAACGCCATTATTTTAACTCTATTGTTAAGTTGAGTGCATTAATTCTAAATATATCGCCCTCTGCTATTGTTTTTGAAGTATCTAATGCTCCTACAAACAATACGTTACCACCTGACCCTATTAAATCTAAAGATGTTCCTGAAGCAACTGTTGATATAAAAACATGTGTTATTACATCAGGAGTACCGTCTGTAGATGGATCATATTCTATATTATTAGTGTTTTTAATTGATTGAGTATCTGCCGTATCTGCTGTTAATGTCCAATCAGCATGATTAACTTGTTTTCTTGCGTAACCAGAATACGTTGCTTCCGTTATCGCAGTTGAGGCAGAAGACTCACCTGTTGAACTACTGAAATCAGATACTGCTGTGGCTAGTCCAACATAAATACTGTTTCCAGGGGTGCTAAACGATGCTGCATTGTTTTTAAAAATTAAACTTAATAGTCTATTTTCTAGAAAGGAAGTTGCTGCGTTTGCTGTTGCCATTTTCTACTCCTATGTTCTTGGTCTCGATGGCAGACCAACTCTATAACCATCTGTGTTTTCTCTTGCTTCTCCAAGATCTTTTAGTCTATCTAAATATTGTGCATATAACCCATTATAGTTTTGTATTATGTCAGGCTCACCTTTCATAAAAGTATAAGCCTCCACAAGTGCTCCATATAATAAAGCAAAAGACGCATTTGTACTAACCCAAGTTGTACCACTGTCTGCTCCTGCAGTTAAACTAGTAGGTCTATAAAAATAGTGAAGTTCTATTGTATAATTACTATTCGGAGTTGGACCTAAAATAAAATTATTTTCATCAAACCTTGCAAAATATTTTGGTACACCTGTAGTTGAGGCTGAAACTACATACTCTCTTATATAATTAACATCTTTTTGTAATAAAAAACTTTCTGATCCAGAAGTTGTTATTTGTAAAGAAAATGATGCTAAATAATCTGATGGCACTGTAAGAAAGGCATCTGAAGCTGTTAAAGCACTTGTAACATTTTTTCTAAAATAATCGAGGTCAACACTTTTTAATATTTTTTCTTCTGCTGCTTTTATAAAGTTATTTATTTGAGAAACGAAAACAGTTTCATTATTATCTGTGTAATCTTGTATAGCTGTCTTTAATGTAGCTAATGTAAAACTCATTTATGCCCCCAACGTAACTGGACCAGCAGTAGCATTACGCCCACCACCATTTACACTTCCTATTAATGATGTACCACTACTTGCAGTAAAAGTATAGGTATTATCGTCAACTTTCGTTATATTATACCCCTCTGCTTTTTCTAAAACAGTTGTTGTAAACCCATCAAAACCAACTATATTTCTAAATCGAACAGTATCGCTACTAGCCCTTCCATGGTTCTTTTCTACTACTGTAATTACAGCACTGCCTGAACTACTAGATAAAAAAGGATCCAATCCTAATAAAATTTCAACACTGCTTTCTGTTTTTACATCAGGTCTACTTTCTCGTAAAGACTGTGGATCTATAACTGTTCTATGTGGATCAAGTTGTTCATGCTTTTCTTCATATTCGGAAATATGCACAACAGAACCATTCCACTCTTTTATTCTTTCTCTGTATGGGAAACGCATACCACTCCTATCCGATAAAAAGAAGGCATGTTTTCCTCTTGCAAAAGCCATTTAAATATATCTTTCGTATGGTAATAGTTTTAAACTTGTTCTATCTCTATCCTCAGTCGCAGCTCTATCAAACTCTTCATCATATATAGTTTTTAATATTTGCACCCTATCAGGAGCTTTCTTTATAGATAAATAATACGCTAATCCTGCAGCAAGACAAGGATAAAATCTAAAAGGTATATCTACTGTATTGGTAACAGCATCAGCATCTTCTATTCTTGTTAGTCTATCGTAGACTAAACTATATGTTGTATTTGGTGTTGGATATAATCTAATTTTCGGTACGACTTGTCTATCAATATAAAACTGAGTTGGTCTTGACTCAGTTAACTTGCTAGAAATATTTAAATAAGTATCTCTACCTATTCTCGTAATCGCTGTATCTGTTTGAGAGGCAGTTCCTGCGTTTTCTCTTATTACAGCAGATAATACATCTATTGTATCTGCTGCTAAAGTATATTCTGTAGTGCCATCTGTAATAGTTGTAGTTGTTTGAGTAATAGTCCACCGATTTAAGCCACGATTCGCCCAATCTGCAAACATAAGGTTCAAAGATCTTTTTGCTGTTCTTAAATCATATCCTGTTCTAACTTCTAAACCACATCGCTCAAAAGCCTCTTCGATATAATCATCTACAGCAAGTTCAAAATCAGATGAACCAGAAGTTGCCATTACTTCTTACCCTTTTTATCCATAT